CGCGTTCGTGCCGCCGACGAAATAGACCGAGTACCCGCGCAGATCACGCGCGAGCGTCTGGTTCGTCGTGATGGTCGTCGTCGTTCCTGCGGTCGCCGTCAGGAACGATGCGCCAGCGGTCGCGCCTGTCGAGAACGCGCCCGCCACGCCGCAAGCACCAGCGCCGAACGTGCCCGCGAGAGCGGGCGACGGCACCTGAACCCAGCCGTCTTCATTGGGGTTGTACAGATGCGCCACCGTGTTGCTGCTGACCAGCAACTGCTGCTGCCGGTAGTGGCGCGACGAGACGATGAAGTGCGCCGCCGCTGTCGCCTGAGGCGCAGCAGTCACCATCTCCCATCGCTTGAGGTCGAGGATCTTGCGGTTTCCGTTCGTGGTCGGCATGTCAGGTCACCGAGATGTTGCGGCGGAGGTTGTCCGCCTGGAGATGCATCAGCGCAGGGATCTGGTCCTGTGCGGCGAAGCCGCCCATCTGCGTCTGGTTACTCAGCGTGGCTAGCGTTTGGTTCGCCGACAGGCTGATTGTCGCCAACAAGCTCGCGGCGGTCGCTTGGACCACCTCGGCGCGCAGGCGCCCCGTCGCAGGATCGACCGTCAGCAGGCCGATGGTGCGGGTCAGCGTGTTCACCGCCATCCGCATCGCCTCGATGGCTTCGATCAGTTCACCGTAGGCCGCGACGGGAAGTGGCGTCTCCTCGACGACCGGGATTGCCTGTCCCTCGGCACCGTGAACGACCTTGAGCCGCTGAAACTCCTGCCCGCCGATAGTGTCTGTTGCACTGGCTTTCGGGCCAGAGCCTTCGGTCAGATTTATGCTGCCGTATGCCATCAGACCACCCCTCTATCAAGAAGCGACATTTCAGCCGCTGGCTCGATCTTGTTGAGATCCTCTGCGGAGATCGTGAGGAAAACCGTAGCGCCGCCAGTGAGCGTGATCGCATTGTTCGAGTTGCTCGAACTGATAACGCCGCGCGAAAGCGTCGTGCCCGTCGATGTGTAAACGCCGCTGCCGATCTCCCAGTTGACCCCGTCCTCGATGACGTATCGGACGGTCTCACCGTTCGCTACGCCAGCCGCCGCAAATGACTGATAGCCCGTCGATGCGGAGCCGAGCGTGATAGTGCCCGTCCCCGTCGTGGCTGTCGTCATTCGCGTGCGATTGAAATAGCGCGGCATCAGGCATTTCCGTCAGTCAGCGTGAAGGTGTTGACGGTGAAGCTGTTGCCCGCGACGAAGCTCGTCGAGTTGACGGTCATGTCGGTACCAGACGTGCCGACCGTGCCCTGCATGAAGCACGTCGTGTTGTCTTTCGTCGCTTGGCTGTTGTAGACGCGGAAGTAGCCAGCAGTCCCGGTCGCATCTGCGCTCGCGTCCGTCCATGTACCGGCGATAGACTTACTGCCGCTAGAAGCAGCAGCCATCCAGTCAGTTGGGAGATTGATTGTAGCCAAGACAGTTCCGGTGCCTGCGGTGGCGCAAGACGCGGGGGGAGATCCGGTCCTGATCTCAAGGGAGCAAGATGTTCCATTGAGACTTTCGATCTGATCAAGACGAGCGTTTCGCGTTGCGACATTAAACTGAACAGCCATTTCTCACTTCTCCCATGCTTCGATGGAGGCGCGGATTTCGCGCACGATCTGCTGTGCCTTTTCGAGCGCAGCCTTCGCGACGGCAGACGCCCGGTCGCACTCCTGCTTCTCGGCTTCCAGCCGCTGGTCTTCGATCGCGTTGAGCCGCTCGCACTCCGCGACCAGCGCTTCGCGCTCCTCGAACGCGGCATCGACGACCGACTTCAGATCCGCTCGGGTCTTCGTCAGCTTCTCGATCTCCGCTTCGAGGCCAGCCTTGGTCTCGCGCGCGGCGGCAAGCTCGGCCAGGGCGACGGCAACTGCCTCCTGGCTGCTCTTCGCGATCTCGTCTGCCGTTGCGCGGGCCTCGGCAATGATCCCGCTTGCCTCCTCGCGCGCCTTCTCGATTTCGTTCTTCGCCTGCGCTAGATCGATGGCGGCGCTCTCGCGGATCGCCGCCGCGCCGCGCACCGCTTCATCCATGATGGAATTCGCGCGATCCGCGATTCGCTTGAATTCTTCGGGATCCATCATGGCGCGGTAGATGGCATCGACGGGCAGCACAGAACTGCCGCCGCCGACCATCGAGCCGCCTGCTCCGACGACGCTCATGCGTGTTCTCCTTACGTCGGGCCAGCTTGGACAGCGGTCAGCGTAGCGCTGCCGGTCCCAGCCGACGAGGTGATGCGAATGCCGCGCACCGCGAAGGCGTAGTTCGAGTCCACGTTCGACGACCCGGTCAGCGTCGGATGGTTGTACCAGACCGCTGTGGCCGGGTTGAATGTTTCGCTGAACACGTCATCGAACGTGTGCTGCACCTGAAATGTGATCGTGCCGGTCACCTTGACGCCCGCGCCGATGGCAAAAGGCGACTTGTTGATGTCGGGCACGATCACAGCAGATTGCTGCGGCGATCCCGTGATGGTTACGCTGACTGGACGCATGCTCGCCTCCTATCAGGAGGCGAGGTTCTGATTGACGCCGAACGCTCCCACCCTCGTCGCATTCGGGCCGCATGCGAGAGCATTGAGAGCGATCGCCATGACCAGACGGCGCGTGCCGTTCGCGGCGTTGCCGGTCTGCGCGAACAGGCCGCGCACGTCAGTCGTGGTCGCCGTCGCGGGGCTGGTCGCGTCGGCAGCGGTGAACGTGCCAGCGTTGTCCGCGAGCGTCCCGTCCCACTTGGCCGAAACGATGTAGGCAACGTCGGTGACGCGCACCGGCAGACCATACGCATCGCGCGTGCCGACCGAGAGGTTCCCGGTCAGGGCAGCGGAAGCGGCGACGCCAGTCACCGTGTAGAATGCCTTCGTGCCGTTGACTGCGGTCGTGCCGTTGAGCGTGCGCGTCTCGGACATCGCCTGACCGTACATGTCGGTGCCGGTCACGGTGACGGTCTGCGTCGTGTCGCCAGCGTTCGACGACGCGAAGCGCAGGCAGCGCCCCGTGCGGTCGAGCGTGATCGGCGCGGTTGCGGCGAGCGTCACCGCACCAGCGGCGGCGACTGCCTGGGCGTTGACGATGGACGTGTTCGATGCGGTCGCCGGGACGAGGTCGAACACATAGACGCGACCGAGCGGTCCGACACCCATGTCCATCGGGGACGGCTCGACGTAAGGCGTGCCATCGGGGTTAAGAGCCGCTGTGCCTGCGCCGCCCGCGAAAGCGGAGCCCAGGTAGAGGTCGTCGCTGAACTGAGGCATTTAGCTTCTCCTTGAAGAGGTAGCTCTGTGGGGGCAGAAAATCGCCCCTGGCGGGCCATGAAACCCGCCAGGGGAGGTGATCAGAGACCGGGGGTTCCGTACAGGCAGCGCGGGTCGGTCCAGCCGAGATCGTAACGCTCGGTGGCTTTGTACCGCATGCTGTCGGTGTCGAAGTCGCCCTCCATGCTCTTCTCCAGAGGACGGCGGCGCAGGAGCTTCAGACCCTCGGGCGCGTCGGTCTTGATCCAAAATGCGGTGGCGGACGTGAGACGCGAGAGGTTCTTCTGGCCCTCGGACAACAGCCCCATCGAATTGATCGGGTTGATGTCGTTGTTCGCCGTGCCGACGCGCAGGACGCTCTTCAGCAGCACTTCACCCTGGAAGACGTTCGACGGCGACAGGACCAGAGCTTTCGGCTGGAGCCGGATACGCTTGCCGTTGTTGTCAACGGCATTGCGGATCTGGATCAGCATCTGCTCCAGCGAGGTCTGCGACAGGTTCGCCGCAGTCGTAAGCTGGTTGCTGAACGTGCCGTTCGTGATCGGATGGTTGTTCGCGATCAGCGACACACCGTCGCCACCCTGATACGAGCTGTTGAAGGCGCGGTTCAGAATGTTGGCGGCGAGCGTCTCCTTCGTCTCGATCAGCGACTGCGCGAGGTGCCTCGCGTAGGTCTGGCCGATGCGAATGTGGTCGCCGTCCTCGGTCAGCACCTTGGTGAGTGCGAACGCGAGGCCGTAGACCTTGTAGACGTAGCGCTTGATGAACAGCACGCCACCGGACTGGTAGGTGACGGCAGTCCCATCGGGCAGTTCCGGCGCGGCGCCGAATCCGTACAGGACCGGCTCCTCGTGGTACTGACGCGGGGTGCCCTTGCTCTCGCTGAACACCTGCTTCCACTCGTCGGCGCGCTGCTCGTACACACCGTCGAAGGACTGCGTGAGGATGGGCTCGACAATCGCGCGAAAGTCGGTTGCCCTCATCGGAGTAGCCATAGCTCAGTTCTCCTTTTCTATGGCGCCTTAGAAGGCGACCTTGTTGGCGACGTACTGGTGACGCGCGATCTGGACGCGCAGCACCGTGAAGGCGTTGCCCCAGTCGTTGTCGATGGCGAGACCCTTGTCGATGATGCGAAGCTGACCCTGGACGGTCGCGCCGACAAGCGAAGCCGAAGCGGTCGCCTGCGACAAGCCGGTGAGGGTCGAGCCAGCCGCGAAGTTCGACAGGTTCGTCTGATCACCGATGCCAGTTTGAGCGACAGGGCCGTCTGCCTGGATCTCGTAGACGATCGCCGGATCGTCGTAGAAGTACGCCACGAGAGATCCGGTGTCGTAGGCAGTACCGGCGATCCACTTGTTGTCCACGACTCGACGAGTTCCACCGGAGAGGGTGTATTCGACGCCCGCGAAGACGCCGACGAAATCGACGTTGTTTGCGGTCACCGGGTTCAACAGACCGCTCGTCGAGAGAAGAACGGGCTGGTTTGACAGGATCGTCGTGCCAAAGGTGCTGTTGATGCCGCCAGCCAGAGCCCTCGGGCGGATAACGCCAGAGGGATGGAAGACGGGACGCAGTCCGAAAGGTGCGCTGATAGCGGACATTTCAAGTCCCTTTCATTGAGGTTTAGTCCTCATCCGCGAAAGTCGGGATGCGGACGCTGCGCCGCAATTCCTTCATGCCGTCGCCCTCGAACACCTCTGCGCCCATGTTCCGCGCCTGCTCTCGGATTGCATCTGCCGTTGCCGTCAGCTTCTCAGCTTCGGATAGCGGCATGTTGTGATGCACTTCGAGCATGTACTTCTTGTACAAATCTTCTTCGATCTTGAAGGCTATCATCTCATTGATGCCGACGCAGCCAGCCCACTCTCCGGTTTTGAGAGAGGCAAATTCCCATCCGGGAATTTCTTCCGGCTTGACCGGCGAATAGCCGAGACGAATGCGATGGTGGATCGAGTCGCGAGGGTTGGAAGTCGTGAGCCAGCAGAGGTGGTATCCTGGGATCTTCGGCAAATCAGGAAGTGCGGCTTGGATGAATTGGCTGCGAAGTTCCTCCAGACGCGAGTCGTCGGAAAGTTTCCGGTCTTCGGTAACCGGGCGATCTTCCATCGCCCTATTTCCGCGCGCGGGGTCTGTGGCCTTCTTGAGCCGGTCGTCTTGGGCGCTTTTCTGCAACATGTCTGCGTTCCTTATCGAACACTGTTTGTGCGATCGTACTCTGCGTAACGCCGAAGGGCGTCCTTGCGGAGCTTGGGATCATCCCACACGCCCGCCTCCATCATAGCGGCGCGGCGCTCTGGCGAAACATAAATTTGACGGGTTCCTGGAGAGTTGGAGCCGCGCCCCGCAACGGGAGGCCCGCCAGGACGCTTCTGGGGGGCCTCCTCGCGCACCTGGGGCTTGAAGCGGTGCGGCAGACGCTTCGCCGCGCGCTTTTCCAGTTCGTCCCAGTACTCGCTCGACGACGGATCGAAGCCATCCTTAGCAAGACGATCGTCGATCGCCAGCATGATGGCACTGTCTTCGTTGTTGCCCTGCATGTCGTACCAGTCGCGGTTCTTCTGGATGAAGTCGCTTGCACGCTTCTGGACGATCGGGTCCATCTGCTGCTCGCGCGGACGCTGCGCCTGCGCCACAAGGGACTGCTTGTAGGCATTCAACTGCTGCGCCTCGTTCATCGCACGGTCGCGCAGCCGGATGGCGTCGCGGGCGATCTCTCCGTTGCCGGTCTCGATAGCCTTCGCGAGCGCATCCTCCGCTTGGCGGGCTCGGTAGACCGCTTCGTTCAGACGCTGGTCGATCAGGTGCGCGGACTGACCGATCTGGCCGGTCTCCAGCGACGCCAGCCGCTCCGCGAGCGCGGCATTCTGCGCGCGCAGGGCGTTGAGTTCGAGGCGATCGGCGTAGACGTTCGCCTTCTTCGCCGCGCGCTCCTGCCGCCGACGCTCACGCTTCGCCTCGCGCTCCTCGTCGGTCTCGTTGTCGCCGTCGTCGTCCTGACGCTGATCAGCGGAGAGACGCTCGTCGTCCGCATCTTCAGCGGCATCGGCCTGCGGCGCAGCGGGCGCCTGCTTCTCATCCTGATCGTCATCGTTTTCTTCGATGGTCAGGATTTCGCCCTTCTTGTCTTCGTCATCGATATTCATGCTTCTATCCTCAGATGAATGCCTTGACCGTCAACGGGTCGCCCGTGAAGCGACCGACGATGTCGAGGTCGTTGAACACAACGAACAGAGCCTTGCCTCCGTCCGCCAGCGGAACCTCCCAGCGGTCGCCGCCATACTTCGGCACGCGAACGAATTCACCCGGCTCGCACCAGATCCCTTCTGCCCACGCCTGCATCGTCTCGCGGTTGCAGAACGCAAGCGGACCGGTTGCGCGGACCAGTGCCACTTGGGTGTTCCACTTTTCGGTGTCCTGCGTGTCTTCCGGCAGGATCAGCCCCGACTTCGTCTTCTTCATCGGATTGCGGATCTGCACGACGACGCGCGAGCCATACGGCTCGAACATCGGGTCGATGTCTGGAAACGCGAAGTCGTGGTCACCATTCCACTTGAACGGGAGGCTTCGCTTCTTCGCTTCGGCGACGCTAGCTTTGTATTTTCTTTCGCTCACAGATCCCTCTCCCTTTCGTTCCTGTCCTTCAGGGTTTCATCGATGATGTCGAGCGAGCGTTGAAGACCGGCATACATGCCGCACACTCGACCGTACTCGAAGCCGTCGCGAGCAGACGGGGCTTGCAGCGCAGACTGCGCCATCCTCGCCTGCTCGCTCTTCACGGCGCCGATGATCTTCTCTATCACTTGCAGACCGGCGGGCTGCGCTTGATCGGCGGCTTCTTGCCCATCGCCATCTCCTTGTGCTGGCTGATCGGACCCTTCTTCATCTTAGATCACCTCCTTCCAATCATTTGCGAGCAGATCGGTCTGAGATGCCAGCCACGGGACGATTTGCCCGCCAGCCGTCCTCATGTCGATGTGCGCGTGGTAATCGATCTCCGTGCCCTCTGGGTAAATCCCAAGCAGCGGCGGGCGGTTGACCTTGAATTTTGATCCCGGCACGAGAAACAGGAACATTCCCTTCCCATTCCAGCCGTCGCGCGCAACTCGCTTTCCCGCCCTGATCATCTTCAGGGCTTCGCTGAAGTCCATCATGGCTTCTTCCCCTGCTGGGCCTGCTCGTTCAGTTGCTGGCCGATGATTGCAAACATCGGCGCAACTTCGGAATACGAAATTCTGCCTAGAGCCTGCAAGATGACGGTGATCTGCGACTCGGTCAGCTTCAGCGTAAAGGTGTTCTCTCCCATTCGGTCCTCCTCAAGGTGATGGATTGATCCCCGTCCCGGTTGAGACAGCGACCCGCTCTCCGCTTGCGATCTCCATGATTGCGAGATCTCGCGCGGTCTGGTTGTCGGCGTTGTTCATGCCGACTCGCGCATCGACTTCGACTGCCGTGCGCTCGCTTTCCTGCTGCTGCTCGAACTGCTCGCGCGCCATATCCATCTGGCGATCCTTGTCGCGATCCGCAAGCTTCGCGGCTTCAAGCTGCGCCTTGACCTGATCGGCCTGGGCCTTTCGCTGCGTCTCCGCCTTCGTCGCCTCGGCGGCGAGAAGCGTCGGATCTTGCGGCTGCTGCGGCTGGAGCGACTGGATGTATTGCATTGCCTGCTCGATGATCGGCGGCAACTGCGAGAGAGCCTGCTCGCCGCCCTGGATGACGCGCGGAGAGGCGGCGGCGAGCAAGATATCCATCTCGCGCGAGACTTCCTCGTCCTTGTCCATCAGCGTCGCGACATCGACGCCCGTCGCCTTGCTGGTGATCTCGAAGACGTGCGAAGCGTACCACAGCGCGATGTGGTCCTTGAGATGCTCGACGATCATCGGGATGAATTTTGGCGCGAAGATTGGGCTGCTGCCGAACATCGGGGACTTCAGAAAATCGACATGCACCTGGATGTGAGCAAGATGCTCCTGCTCGGGGAACGCAACGATCGGGCGACCGGCAGACGCCGCAATGTTCTCGTTCACCGCATTCATCTTCTTCGGCTCCTGCTTCTCCAGCAGCAGCTTCTCTGCCTCGGGAACCTTCAGCCGCTTGAGGAACATCTCCTCCACCTTGCGGAGGTCGTATAGCTGCGGCAGGCGCTCCGCGCGCGAGATGATTGCCTGGATCTGCGCGAAGCGCTGCGTCTCGCTGAAGATGTTGGGGTCAGAGACCGGGATGACATCGACCGGCCCCTCGTAGTCGTCTCGGCGAACGACAAGCTCGCCGTCCTGCTCGACCAGCACCCTCTCATCGAGGTGCATGCGGTTGAGCCGGTGCAGCACCTCAAGCGTGCGCTGCATCGCGGCGTGTAAACGCGCATGGATTGCGGAGAAGACCGCCATGCCCTGCTCGATCAGGGCAAGCGTCGTGCCGACCGGCATGTTGGGGTTCGCGCCGTCCGCAAGGTTCTCGAACGTCGTTCGCACGACGCCGCGACCGCTATCGACAAGGAAGCCCAGGAGCTTGAACAGTGCGTCGCTCGGCGGGTTGAACGGGACAGGCATCGCGAGCTTGCGAACGTCATCGACGTTCAGCCCACCCTCGATCTCGGTGACGCCGGTTGCGATCAGGTTGAGCGACTGCCCGCCAGACGAGCCACCCTTGAGCTTGAGCAGCGTCGGGAAGTTCTGGATGTGAGCGCTGTCGAGCAGCGCGCGCAGCGCGCCGGTGGCGGCACCGGAAAGACCGCCGATCATGTGCGGCAGACCAATTGGGTACGCGCCACGCCACGGGACGAACGGCCACTCGACGATGTGCGACATTTCCTCGCGAAGCTCGTCTTCCTCCTGCCAGTTTCGGTAGAGGGACAGCACCTCTTCGGACGACACGTCGATGGTGATGATGTAGGGCAGTGGCTCGTCGTCTTCTTCGCCCTCGACGTTCAGCGAAGCGTAGACCTCGTAGACTGCGCGCAGTCCGTCGTCGTTGTAGACATTGGCGTCTCGCCCTTCGATCTTGTCGTTTGCGCTCTGTGAGCGGCTCTGATCGGGCGCGGACACGGCTGCGCTAAGATCGGCGTCGCGATACATGCCAGATCGCACGCGGCTTTCGTACTCCTGCTGCGTGATCATCTGCGCGTGTGTCTTGCGCTCGGCGGACGCAAACGATGTTGCCGCGAACGGGATGTAGATCTCGTCGATCGGAACGAACAGCGACACGGGGCGCTTCTTGCGCGCGTCCCAGTACAGCTTCATGAACTGCCCGCCGCCAAGCGGAAGCTGCGTCAGAAGCTGCTCAAGCTCGGCGCGGAACTCCTTCATCTGAACCGTCAACTGACGATTCATGTGCTTGGTCTTCCGGTGAGCCTTGTCCAGCTTCTTCTGCGTGACCTCGCCGACAACCATGTCCTTCACCGGGCCAGAAGCCGGGAAGATCTCTTTCATGGCGCGCGCCGCGAAATCGACGCACGCCTCGATCATCAGCGGATGCACGACGCGCGACGCGCCCTCGAATTGCGCGCCGCCTGGGGCGTCGTCGCCGAGCCCCGTGCGTCGCAGCCCTTCGGCGTATTTCTCATCCCGCTTCTTTCGGTCTTCCTTGTCCTGCTCGATCAGCTTGACGAGCGAAGCGGAGACCTCGCGCAGGCGCGACGCATCGACCTTGTCCACGAGGTTATCGTAGAACTCGCCTTCGCCTTCAGGTTCGTCTTCGTCGATCGTAACGACTGCGCTGCCGTCCTCGGCCTCTTCGACCTCTGGATCCCGGCCCTCGTCGTCATTGTCCTCGATGGTCTGGTCGTCAGACATCTGCTCTCCTCGGGGGATGAAGCCAACCTATGCACGTTTACACGCAGAAGCAAGTCACGGAGAAGCGCCGCCCCCTCCTCCCGACCAATCGCTTCCGCTGCTATCGCCGCCCCAGCTATCGCTTCCAGGTGATCCTGGTGGTCCCATGCCTGGGGCGATGTCGCTCGTGACCCCTGGGATGTCGCCCACGCCCTGGGGCGCGTTACCCTGAGCCCTGCCGACATATTCCGCATACTGGTCTGGCATCAATTGAGATGTGACGATGTCCGTGAATGAGCGCTGCGGGCTCACGCCGATGCCAAAGGTGTCCCCCAACCCGAACGGAACATTCGCGCCGACAAGTGCGTCTCGATATGAGACTTGATTGGGAACGCCAAGCGACAGGAGATCCTGGTTCGCCCTTTGCGTCCCAGCGACTGTCCCCAGGCTCTTGCCGATGGTCGAGCCCAGCGGGCCAGCTATGGACCCGATCAAGCCGCCCCAGAATGCCGGGTTGTTGTAGCCCTCACCGATGACAGACTTGCCTGGGGGAGGAGCGGAATAGTTGTCCCCGGCATCCTGCGTTCGAGGCGGCGACATTGCGTTCGAGATGTACTGATCGATCTGCTGCTGCTGCTGTGCCTGCTGGGCTGCGACCGGGGCGACAGAACTGGCGTCAGGCGCGGCGGGCGTGGCCGTCTGCGGCACCTCGCCATAGCGCGACCAGTCCACAGCCCCGCCGTCCGCGAAGCGCAGGCCAAGCTGCTCGTGGAGCATTGGCACAAGGTCGGGCGGCACGGGGATGCCTTCCGGCTCAGATGCCTCGACGGAGCCGCCATCGGCATAGCGGTGCGCGCCGCGCAGCGCGGCCTCGCGATCGAGCGCGGCATGCATGGCAGCAAGACGCTCGGCGTCGTGATGCTCGACCATCCCGCCATCTGCCTTCCAGAGGTTGGCGCTACCCATGTCGTCGATATTGAACAGCGCGCTTTGGTGCCTGATGTCGCGCGGGTCGAGAACGATCCACGAGCGGTTGTCGTTCTTGCCGATCCCGGCGCTATATAGGTTTTCCGCCTGTTCGAGCTTCCTGTCCAGCCTGTCCTGCCGATTGTAATCGGGGCTTTGCGCGGCATCCGCGCGACGCATCTGAATGTTGGTCATCAGATTGTCCAATCGCGGGGAAACCCCAGGCTTTGTTCTGTACAGATTCTCGACCGCATTCGGATACAGAATGCTGTCGTAGCCGGATCGCTGAAGGATGCTTCTGAGCTTCTTCTGCTCTGGAGTATTGTACGTCATGCGTCCGTAATCTGAATCTCTCAGCAAGCTATCGAGATCGTCCTCGACCTTTGCGCTCTTTATTTTTAGATGCGGAGAGTTGGCGACTGTGATCGCAGCATCCTTGGTCCTCCAGTCGCCAGGATCCCGGTCCACCCTGAGCGGGCTTCTCACGTTGACGCGGAGTGGCATGACTAGGTTTTCAAGCTGTTTGCCGTATCCATAGCCAAGATCCTCCACTCGCTTGAGAGCTTGCTCCTTGGTGCCGATGTGGAAGCCTACGTCGCCCCTTGCGAATTCTTGGAAAAGATGAGGCGTGCCGTGATAGGCGACCAGAGGGTACAGAACCTCGCCGCGCTGCATGCGCTCGAATTCCTCGTCGTCGATGCGTGGCCTGCGCTGGTAGGAATTTGGAACGTCCGCAGTCTTGTTCCACATGCGGATCAGTTCGCGGTCCTCTGGCTTCTGCTCCGTGATGCGCTTGCGCGCGCGGCTGGCAAGTGCGCCGAGCGCGCCGGTTCTGTTCTTCTCAGACATTGCTCGTCTCCTTCATCGAGTTGAGACCGCCGCGAGCGTAGCGCCGCACGACCTCGATTGGCGCGTCATCAAACATGACGAAGTTGCGCGTGCCGGTGCCTACGCCGCGAGAGCCTTGGTCGAGGAATTGGATGCCGGGGATGCCAGCCTCAAGAAACTTCTGAGAGACTTGTCGCGGCCCATCATCGAAAGCTGCTCGCGCTTTGTAAACCTGCACGCCTGAGTAAGGCATAACTCCCCCGATGCGCTCGGCTGCGCGCCGCGAGATCCCAAGCGCATCCAGCACATACGGCTGATCTGCTAACGGAGCGTCCCAGTCGAGCAGGCTCTCGCGCGGCACATGAAGGTTGACCTCGTACACATGACCGGGGTTTACCGCACGAAGCACCGTGTCTATCTGGCGATCTGAAGGCGGGCTGGATTTATAGGCATCTTTCAATAGCGCACGAATTTCGTCTGGGGAGTGCGTTCCAAACATGCTGCGAGCGGCATCAACCCACGCATCATCAATCTCATTTGATCGTCTGGCGTATGAAGATGATTTTCCCGACAGTTGGTCGCGGTATGATTTTGCAACCGGCTCATGCTCCGCGAAGTACAGCCCATGACCATACGCCTGCGCGCCCTCGCCCGTTCCGATCTTCGAGATATCGAAGCGATCGAACTTGTGAGGCGTGCCGTGATACGCGCGGATCGGCTCTGCGATGCGCTTGAGAGCGTTCAGCGCTCCGGCCAGCTTGCTTTTATCGGGCATCTTCGATCTCGTTCATTGACTTGATGCGCTCAAGTATTGCGCGAGCCCTCTGTGACGGATCGCGGGTAAGAAATCCCGCTGGCGTGCCGCGAGAGTACGGAGGTTCCATGCCAAGAGACGTGTACTGCATTGCAGTCGGGTCCAGTATCTCCCCTGTCTCTCTATTCTTTAGCCACCAATGCACAATTCCCGCATCGTCCCTTCCGCGAACGGGCACATAACCGGCCCTCTCATCTCCGAGACCGTGATAGAGCGCCTCACTTGCGACATAGCAATGACCGTGCATTGGGTTGCACTTGTTTGCCTCAACATACTGCTTCTTCAGAAGATCGGGAGACAGCGCAGATTGTATTCTTTTCATAAGGCTCAAAGCTCCAGCCAGCCTGTTCTTCTCAGACATGTCGCACCTCAGATCGCATAGGGATTGACCTTCGGCTTTGCGGGCGGGCCGGGATCGCGCTTCTCGGGCTTGTAGCCGGTCGCGGACAGCAAGTTCTTGTCCGCGAACAGCCGCCACGCCTGCGTCGTGCTGTCCACAAAGTCGTCGTGCTTGGTCGATCCCTCGCCCGTGAAAACGCACAACTGCGCGAGCAGCGGCTCTGCCCAGGTGCGCGGCGCACCGGGGATCTTCTGGCTCTCGGGGAGCCACACGAGACCATTGGCCGGAATGTGCGAGACCATGTGGAGCCTGGAGAGCTTGTCGGCGTTGCCAGGATTGTATGCATACGCCACGACGCCCTCTCGCTCCAACATCTGTCTGAGCGAGATGCCGCTGCCCTTGTCCTCGATCAGCAGCAGATCGATCTTCTTGCCGCTGCCCGCCACGATCGACGGACCGAACATCGGCTTGATGATCGGCGCATCGACCTCGCCATACTCGACCTTCAGTTCCTTGGTCACGCGCGTGATCAGGTCGGGCATCGACAGCCAGTCCTGCCAGCAGTCGAGCAGTATCAGGTTCTTCTTCTTCTCATGCTCGAACACGCCCCAGACGCTGCACGCTGTCGGGTCGCCCTCGCCGGTCTTCTTGTCGCGCGTTCGCTCGGTGAATGCCGTATCGAGAGACATCACGACGAACGACAGCTTCGGCAGCGGCTTGTCTGCGGGCCACAGATTGAACCACGTCCGCTTGACGATGCCGCTCTCTTCTGGGTCGATCAGTTCACCGTAGATCTCCTGACGCCCAAGCTGCGTGCCCTCATATTTCGTAAGCTGATCGAAGAACGTCGGCGCGAGGTTCGCGCGGTTGTCGTATGTCGAGCCGCGTGTGATCACGCAGCGCTTGTCCTTCACCAGCGACTGCACGATCGGCACGGGCTTCGGCGTCGTCGTGAAAACGACACGCGGCCTCGTGCCCAGCCGCAGGCCCATCATCAGCATGTCCCAGGTCTCTTGCGCGCGCTGCCATGCAGCAAGCTCGTCGCACCATGCACGATGACATTGCGGGCCGCGCAGACGATCGGGCTTCTCCGCCGAGAACGCGCGGATGGTCGCGTTGTTGTAGAGCGTGATGATCAGATCGGAGCGGTTGTAGTCCTTCACAAGCTGGTGCGGGATCGTCGCGAGCAGGCCAGCCGGTCCCTCGAAGCAGACGTGCTGCGCGTCGCTCCATGTCGGAGCCACGACATGGCTGATCGACTTCGGATCGACGAGCGCTTCGCTCGCAATCCAGTTCGCGCCCGCGAACGTCTTGCCGAAGCCACGTCCCGCCATGATGCCCCAGGTGTCCCAGTCTCCTGGCGGCTCTGTCTGGTTGGCGCGCGCCTTCTCCAGAAACGCAAGGCGCCATCGGATGACGAGCAAGTCGTCATCCGACAGCGCTGCAAGATCCTTCGGCGAAAAGTCTAGCGGCACGGCTTACCTCATCGTGCGCGCGAACCGATATGCGAAGCTCGACGGGTCCATGTCCATCCGACCGAAGCGCCGCAGAGCGCCCTGCATCTGCGCTGGATTGAGCCTGGGCGCGGCTGCGCCCTCGTATGGCATCAGACCCTCCACCTGCTCTGGAGCGCTCAGGAACGGGCGCGGCGGGCCGAACGCATCGTAGGCAGGGGCAGCGGGACGCTGGTAGAGCCGCGACGGCATCTCGGCTTCGCGCACCGCTGCCTCGTCCTGCTGCGGAGCGGGTGCCTGCGGGATGCGCCGCTCGACGCGCCGCTCGATGTCGCGCGCGCTCTCGCGCTTCAGTTCCGTCGTGTACGGCTTGCCGCGCCACATGAAGCGAGGAGCGTTTACACGACGAGCGGCGGCGAACGCCTTCTCGAACGACATGCCGTCGAACGTCGGCGTCTCGGGCTTCGGCAGCGGCGCGCGCTCGACGCTGTTGTCGCCGCTCACCGTGCCGCCCTCGGCCTTCTCGACCGGCTTCCTCTTCGACTTCTCCGTCACAGCCCATTCCGGCATCAAGCCGAGCTTCTGGTCGGCGTAGATCGTGTCGGCGCCGCTCGCCGTCGCGTTGTGTTCTGCGTGCGGGCCGAAGTTGAGATAGCTGTTCTGCCCGCGAAGCTCGACCGCAGCAGCGGGCCGCGCCTCGGGCGAATACATCGGCGCGTGATTGAGCCACGCACGCTCTTCACCCTTGTGACGAAAGAACGGATTGCCGGGGCCGAAGTGTCCGAACGCATCATGCACGACGCGGAAGGCGTCGTTCACGACGGCGTTGTCCTTGTCGCCCAGCCTGCCGATCTTCGTCAGCATCGGGTGCTTGAACTGTGACAGAAGCTCTGCGTTCGAGTCCGTCGTGCCGAAGCCGAAGTCGGTCGGGAACGTGTACAGCCGGTTGTTCTCGATGATGTCTGCGTAGCCGAGAGCAGGCGAGCGAGCGTATGGATCGTCCATCCCTTCCTTGAGGAAGCGAATGTCGAGACCGCTGTCCTTGACTTTCTCAAGCTGCGCCATCGTTTCGTCCGCGAGCGCTTGATACGACCGCTGCACGCGCGGATCAGCCGGGTCGTGCTTCATCTCGTCGTAGGCGCGCGCGAGGCGACGCGCGAGATCCTCGTCGAAGTCGGGATATTCGGTGATGACGTGTTCGCCGGGGCGACCGATCGAACGCATGTAGCTCGCCGCAGCGTCCTCAAGCTGCGGGATCGGCAGCGTCTCGACGCGCCCGATGGTCGGGATCTCGACCGTCGCGGGCTTGCCTGGGACGCCCTTGTATCCGGTGCCCTCGCCGACACGACGCGCGGCGCCGCGTGCGAGGCTGACGAGTGGGGAGATCCTTGATTTCACCCCGCCGCCTTCGTTGTAATTCTGCGCCGCTCCCATCTCACCAGGATCGACAGCGATCATTGCCGATCCGGCGGCAGCTCTGCGAACCGGAGATCCGATGATTGGAGCGATCGCCCGACCAATCTTGGGCGCGGCCCGAACGATCGGGCCAGCAAGCGGTCCTCCCATAGCGGAGCCTGCGAGCATCAGGCCAACATCTGTCATGCTTTGCGGCACGAACACGTCGTATGCGAACTGACCAGTATTGATTGCGGCCTGGAGCGGGTTCTCGCGCGCGTAATCGACGCCTTCCATCGCAAGCGTGCCGATTGCGCCAGGGACTTGCGTCGCAAAGCGAAGATCGTCGTACATCTCCGATCGCGCACGCTGATCCGCAACATCCCGCTCCGCGCGCTCGCGACGGGCTTGATCGAGATCACGCTGAAACGATGCCGGGGCGCGCATCTGATTGAGCGGCGATCTCTTCACGGAACCGCCCTCGTTGAACATCTTGCCCATCAGCATCTGGTCGCGGACGAAGTCGAGCGGAAGCCCGGTTTCCTTCGCGCGTCGCGCAATGTGGTTCGACAAGAGTTCCAGCTTCGGCGCACCGATCGCGCTTTCGACCCCGGTTGCCTTCGAGCCAACACCCCATGCGATCGCCTGACCGGGGACAGACTGCATGCCGAGCGGGTCGGTGACATCGTTGCGCCACCACCTGACGATCGGCACAGCCTCGGGCGTTTTGAGCGACGCATTTCGATTGGCGTCTTTTCCACCTCGAACATCAGACATGCCGATGTTTCGCGAGAAGTGCGCGTCTGGAACTGCGCTATCGCTCTGCACTCCGAGCGGATGGTGCCGCGAGCCGCTTGCCTGGATGTAAAGCGGCACCTTCGGCGAATCCATGTCCAGCGCTCCGCCCTGGATGAACTTGGACATCGGCAGCGCCTGGGAGGTCGAGTGGTACGGGTGCCCCATGATGGTCGCAAGCTCGGGGTGAGCCATGAGGTAATTGTTTCGATCCTCGACAGCCTTTGCCATCAACTCCTGCTTCTTCGCGAGAGGCATGCCGCCATACTGCTCGAAGAGATCGAACGCGCCGCGATTGTTGAAATAGTTCGCCGCCA